CTTTTACTTACTGCAATACCTATGTTTTTTCTATGCGACTCAGAAAAAAATTTATTTTTAGCAGACTCTTTCATTTTTTCTTTAGTTTCTTTAGAAAAAATTCTTTTCTTTTCATCTGTATTTGTTAAAAAACAATTTAATCCTTTATTTAAAACATCATAAAATTCTTGATAAAACCTTTCGCGTTCATTTAATAAATTAATTTCACATTCTTCTATTACTTCAAAAGTATGATTGGAAACTCCATACTTTAAAAATGAATTATACAAGGCTTTTTGTTCAGATACATTTTGCAAGTTTTTATATTGTTTAAATCGTTTTTCAATATTAATACTTTGACCTACATAAACTCTATTTGTTGGGGAAGTAATTTTATATATACCTATCATAAATGTAAAAACCAACACGTCAAGAGGTAGTCGGCTCTATCAGTGTTGGAATTTTATAATGTTTTAATACTGCGACTACTCAGTGACGCAAATATACAAATTTTATTTTTATAAATTATATTTTTACATTAAAATCTTTACGAAAACAATTTAAAGTATAATCTTTTTTATCTAAAACTCTTTTGTATATTGAATTTTCAATCCCTCCGTCGGCAAATATCCAATAAATATCATTTGATTTTCGTTCCATTGTCGTCAATCGGTCTTTTGCTTGGAAATAACTCACTGCTGAAAATTGTAGATTTAAAAATATAAGATAATCCGCTTTTGCTAAACTAATGCCCTCACGCCCTGAAACAATCTGTAATGATATATTTTTACTACTTGAATTAAACTCATCTAAATCGGTTGTTAAATCTTTTCCAAATGTTTGTTTTAACATTTCAAGTTCCGCAACAAAATTATAAAATATTGCTATCTTTTTACCTTTGAACTTTTCCTTTATAAACTCAGCTTTTGAATTATCAATTATTTGAGTAGAACCATCCTCATACTTAATAGTTCCACTAAATAATTGATGTATCTTTTGTTGAAGTTTTACACCAGTATCGGCTATTATTTGTTTACCGCTTGACTTTGATGTAACCACTAAATCATTAATTAACTTTTCAGTTATCGCATAAGTTATAGGTTTCATCTTAACCTTTAAAATATTTTCTTTTACATCGGTTGTAAATCCAGCTTGTTCTTGTGTAAATGTTAGAATATAATACCTTATATGATGCCAAAAATCATTTTTTCTTGCATCTGAATAGTCTTTAACTTGTGCATAACCTAAATACTTTAATTTTATATTTACATATTCATTTGCCCACTTATAAAAATTAGCATATTCTTTAAATGGACTATGATTTGAAAGTGTAAACAAATGATAATATTGGCTATAACTTTCGGGTGTTGGTGTTCCACTTAACATAATCATAGGAATATCTCCAAACCTTGACTTTATATCTTTATGATATTTTGATGGTTTAGGATAAGAAGTATACCCGTGAACCTCATCAATTATAACTACATCGAAATCGTTTGTTTCAATCTTATGTAAACTTTCTCTGTTTATAATAGTCAAATCAAATTTATTTAAATAACCGAAATCCCAATAGTCTTGTTCAATACTTGAAAACGCTTTTATTTTTGTAATAAACAAAACTCTTTTAGCATTTACTTTTTTACACGTTTCTAAAGCGGTTGCAGTCTTACCGCAACGAACCTCCATAAATAAACAAACAAGTTTTTTTCTTTTCAATATTTCAGTAGCATCTTCTGAAATTCTAACTTGATAACCCCTTAAAGATTTAGACATAATATTTATTATTTAAAATATTTAAAATAACATTATTAGTAACATTGTAGTTTAAAGATAATTCTTTTACATTACCACTTCTGCCTTTAACACCTATTGATTTTATGTAATTAGCTTGTTCACTTGTAAGTTTTCTAATTGGATTTATTTTGTTTAAAACATCATAAGAATGTTTTTCATTTTCAGAATGTGAAACCCATTCTAAATTAACTGAACGATTATCTGTTTTAATTCCATTAATATGGTTAACACATTTTTTATCATTAAAATTAATATGAAAACACATAGCAACTAATCTATGTACTTGAAATCTTTTTATAATTTTTCCTTTTGATAAAGATACTCTTTTATATCCTTTAACATTTTCTTGTTTTAAAACACGACCTTTGTATTTAAAAATTTTACCTGATTGATGTACTAAACTATCTAATCTTTTTACGTTTCCATAATTTGAAACTTTATAATTTTCAAAGTCTTTAATTGTTCTCCAAACTTCCATAAATGTAAAAACCAACGCTTCAAAAGGTGGACGTCTTTATCTGCGTTGGAATTTTATAATGTTTTTAATTCGGCGTCCACTCCGATAAAACAAATATACAAAAAATAAATTAATTTACAAATAAAACTTCCATAAATAAGCACACTAACTTTTTACGCTCTAATATTTCGGATGCATCACTTGAAAGTCTTATCTGATAATCTCTTAATTCTTTTTTCATAATTAAAAATCTATATCGTCGTTATCTTCAACTTTATTTTCAACATTCTTTTCAAAAATACCAAACCATTTCAAACCATTACTTGAACCTTGTTCAAATCTAAACTCTTTATAGTTTGCGTATTTCTGAATCCAAATATTAAATCGGTTTCTTTTTAACCATTTGTCAAAATCTTTGTTATCATTAACAAAAGCATTAAAGTATTGACTTTTGTCATTTCGTGTATTAATAGGGAAGTTTTCACTATCGATAATCCACTCGTAAAAATCCATATTTGTTTCAGCTATGAATTTACGCAATTTAATGTTTTTAGCATTTTGCTTAACAAGTCCCGACTTAAGATACATTTGTAAACAATAAACCATATAATTATCAAATCTTTGATAATCTTCAATTTCCCACTCATCAAATAACTGCTTTCCAAACTCCTCATCAGGTGTTAAATCTTTACCATAATATTGTGCTATTTCTATTTCGTGTCTACGTCTATTGTGTGAGTTACCCTCGCCTTTAATAGCGTAATTTGTACTCATAACTATCTTTGGTGAATCGTGTACATTTAATTTAATAGCATCTTTGTTTTTACGCTCCAAAGTCATACCCTCTGTAACTAAACTAAACTTATCTTCAAAGTCAAAGTTCTTCTTAACATCGTCAAAAACTAATATTTTAGTATCTAAAGAAACTGTCTGATAAGCAAATGACTTCTTACTATCAAATTGTTTTCCATCAATAATTGAGGTGTTTCTAATCTGACTTAAACCTTGAACAAATAAACCTTTTCCAGTACCGCCCTCAGGATTATCTGAAATAATCTCATCATTTAAAATAACTGCTTTGTTGTTACTTCTGTTCTTATAAGTACTAACTAAATATCCAATAGTAACCTCAATAGGAAAAGGCTCATTTGCCGATATATTATTAATGAATTTTTGATAGTCATTTTCAAATTTTTCTAATTGAATAAAATCTCTATCTAAAATGTGGCTTTCCCAAATATAACCATCAACATCAATATAATCTACTAACTTAATTTCATCTTTTGTGACTTCTAAAATTCCATTTTTAAAAGCTAAATAAGAAGTTTGTCTATTGTCGCTTAACATTATTAAATCAATGCTTTCTAACATAAGCAAAAACTGCTCACTAAATAAATTTTGATAGTTTGCGCAATAGTTCCAAACATCAAACTCTTTTCTATCCATTAAGAAGTCTAAAACAAAATCCTTAATCTTTGATGTTGAGGTTAATTTAACCTTATTTGATTGTATTGATACAAATTGAGGTTTATCGCTTTCATTTGGAAAATGTTTTTTAAATCCATTTCGCTCTAAAAAATATTTATATTTTAATGGACTTATAGCTATTTTTTCTTTACCTGTTTTTTCGTTTACGATAATGTACCAAAAGTCTTCGGCTTCTTCGGCTTCCTTTATTTCGTTATAAACATCCTCCTCAATGTTGTACTTTTCAAGTACTTCTTTTTTACCTTTCTTTAAATCGCTTTTTATTTTATCAATCTGTTGGTAATTCTCAAAATATTTGGAATTAAAAGAACGTCGTTTATAAGCGGACTTAATTGTATTTTTACACTCGGTTTCTGAAAAGTCACCATAAACTACATTATTTTGTATGTAACCTAATGCGGTTGTTTCTGAAACACCATACTCACAAAATGCACCAGCTAAATCAAAAATAAAACTATTACGCTCACCCTCTACAAAATCTTTACTCCAATTGAATTTCATTATTTTTTCAATAATTACTTCTTCATCATTTATAGGAATTAAAGGAACTCTATCTTTAATATCAAAACCCTCATCTATTAAAGTAGGCTCATAGGTTTGTGCATCGTAATTTATATAAATATCTGTATCGTAACTCTCGAAACACACCCTATCTACATTACAATTTGATTTATCAAAATAATCATATTGGTAATGGTTATTAAATGCTTTAAAATACTTTTCGTGTTCAATCTTATTGCATACTGGAATTTTTACAACTCCCTTTATTCCTTTACCGCTTGGTGAAATAAATAAAGAAACAAAATGATTATTTTTTTTAAGTTCGTGTAAATGGTCAAACATTACCTCATCATTTGGGTATTTATCAAAATCAACAACCATTAATCCACTATGATTAATAAGACCATCTTTATTACGTTCTTTAAACTCACCACCGAAAACAATACAAGGTAGTTTTTGTTTTAACTTATCGGCTATTTCTTTTGTTTCTGCTTTTCGTACCAATTCTACAAGTTCTTTTGATTTTCCTTGTTTAATACGTTCAAAACATTTCCATAATGGAATGATATAAGGCACGTCTTGTGCTTTTAGCAACTCCTTAAAAACTGATATTTGTGTATCTTTCATAAGTAAAAAGGTAAAAGGGATAAATCCACCAACTTCGACACTGGTTTCATTATCCCTTTTATATAATGTTTTCTATTAATTGTCGAAGTGATACAAAGATAATAATAAATATTATATAAATTACAATAGTACGAAGTTTTTTTTAAGTACGAAGTTTAAATTTAACTTCGACCTTTGTTAAGTATTGTAAAATATAGGATTTTTATTTAAAAGTACGAAAGTGCGAAGTTATTTTTATTTTTCACACCCCCCTATCAAAATGAAAATGTTTTTTTAGTAGGGTATATAGTAGAAATAAAC